ATTGTTGCCATCGATGCACCGACGCCTGCCGCGGCGCTTGCCGCGTGCAAAATCACCTTCTTTACGAAATTGACAACCCATTCTGCGACCATTTCGCCGATCATCCGGAAAAAAGCAGACTTGATATTATCCCAAAGTCCGGTCATGAAATTCTTGAACGTTGTCGCGCCCTCAAGCCATTTTTGAATGGTGTTGGCGAATCCGGTAGCAATATCGTTGAATAGACCGGCAAAATAATCCTTTGTTTGAGTGGTTACGGTTTTGGCCGTCGTTGCAAGTTCGGGCATTTTGGCGATGATTATGCCATAGGCCGCCAGAACGTCAGCCGCCATATTCCACATGGCAACTTTGACCGTCGCAGCTGATGCACCGATGGCATCGCCGATGGCCTTGAATACATATTCCAAACCTTCAGCCGCACTCCCCACCTCATTGAACGTGCCCGGAGCCGCCGCCATGACCAGCGACATATCCCGTGCCGCCGGGATGAAGGTCGTCGTCAAATCGCCCGCGAATCCCTGCATCACGTCGCGGACAAATGAAGCACCCGCCGCCATTGGCGCCCAAGTATCAATAACCTCGGTCGTCGCGGTCTTGACAGCCTGCAATGCCGGAGTAAACGTGTCGACAGCCTCCACTTCTTCCAACAGGATGTCTTTCGTTCCCTTCCCGCCCTCTGTCGCATAGAGTTTTGCCAGGGCGTTTGCCTCAGACAGAACGATGTTGGAATCCTTTATTCCGAGCGCAACGCGCCGCCATGCTGAGTTGACACCGTCAAGAAATGAAACAAAACCTGATTGCCCTGATTCCTGCATCGCCGATTTCATGTTCTTGAGTTCGTAAATGAAGTCGGCAACTGTTTTCGTTAGGATGGGAATAGATGTAGTTATGATGAGAACAATCGGATTTGCGGCTATAGCCTTCAATGCCTGAAGTCCTCTAATTAATGCAGGTAACGCTATTAATATTGGCCCGATAGCGGTCGCAAGGACGCCCAATCCGAGCGCAACCTTACTTAACATTGTTACCAGTTCGGGATGTGCGGCCGCCCATTCCCTGACTTTAGCGATGATGTTCGTTAAATGAATGACTAGGCTTTGAACCGCAGGCATAAGGATCGTTCCGATTTGAATCCCGACCCCGTGCACGGCACCACCGAGAGATTTCAGATTATCATTGAATTTATCGGCCGCATCCGCCGCATCTTTAGAAAGCACCAAGCCAAGCTTCGCGGCTTCTTCCTGTTCTCTTTTGAGTCCGTCCGCCCCAAGGTTGAGCAAAGGAATAAGTTCCATTCCGGAGCGTCCAAATAGGTCTTGGGCCAATGCCGCCTTTTGCGCTCCGTCCTCCATGCCTGAAAATCGTCCCGCAACATCCAACATGACATCATTCATGTCGCGTAGACTTCCATCGGCGCCGGCAACCTTAATCCCAAGCGACTCAAAGAGTGCGGCGGCTGTTTTATTCCCGGTATTGGCCGCCTGCATCTGGTTTGCCAATAGGCGGAATCCACGAGCAAGTCCATCCATTGAGGTGCCGCTCTTCTGTGCCGCCAAGGACAAACTTGTCAATATGGGAACAGCTACGCCTGTCCGTTCGGAGAGGTCATGCATCGCATCGCCGTAATCGGCGGTCTTTTTAATCATTCCCCCAAACGATGCAACAATTACCCCGCCGACCGCAGCAATCTTAATCCCTAAGCCCTGCATCTTCCGTCCGATTTCATCGAACTTGGCTCCGAGATTTTTCGCCGTGCCGCCGAGTTTTGCCACGTCCTTATCAACAGCCGAGATAGACTGATTCCATCCTGTCTTATCGAGCAGTAATTTACCTACGATAGCCCCGGCTAAGAACCCACCGCCAGTCATTTTACACCTCTCCGACGTTCTTTCATTTGCTCAAGCCTCCGCTTCGCCTGCGCCTCCACTTTCTCAATGGCATCTTCGTGGTCAAGTTCATAAAATTGCATGTTCAATTCGTCGATAGACCTCCGCATGGAGTCCTCTTTCTGATGCGGCAAAAGTGATGCGCCATACAGTTCCGACCGCCTCAGAAGCGCCCTCCGCATTGCTTCCCTCGACCATGCAGAGAAGTCCCTTATGTCCATTTCAAGGAAATCGGCGAAAACGAACAGGCCCGGAAACTCTCCGGCAATTAAAGCGATTTCTTGCGCCCGGGCCTGTGCCCGTTTTTTTCCTTCGCCTCCGGCGTGATGGCCTTCCCGACAGCGGCCTCAATGACCTGGGCGACCTGTTCGACGGTGAGTTTCAACAGGAGTTCAGTCGGCCCCTCAAGGACCGATTCAATCATCTGGCGGATGGCCGCCGCAGATCCTGCCTGCGCGTCTGCCTGGAGACGTTGAATTTTCTCCAATGCCCCCAGTGTGATCGTCTTGACGCGGAATGTTTTGCCGTCGATTACAATCTCCGTCGATTTGTAGAGGCTTTTTGTGGTATCGATTTCAAGAACAGTAGTCACGATACCAGCTTACAGACCGAGTTCCGTAGATCCGGCAGGCATACCCAGGGTGCCGAATTCGCCTTCTTGACCGCTTTCCTGAGACACGAAAATTTTGAACAGAACCGGGAACACGCGCTGAGTCGAACGATCCCACGTCAGTTCCCAGCCGGGAACGGGATACGCTCTGTAGATCTCAACCCACTCGGACGGGAGAATCGAGACTGCATTGTCACAGATCGGCTTGATAACGACCGGGAAAGCCAGGTCATACATCCCGCACCCGAGTTGATTCTTCATAACGATGTACTCATTGGGTGCCGTGCCGAGGATACCGCCGGAATTCAACACCTCATCCAGCTGTTCGAGCGTCGAGCGGGTCATCTTGAGCTCAAGCGTCGCCACCGTACCAATCATGATGGCATCGACTGCGGCCTCGCCATAGCGCTCCTCTTGGATGTCCTGAACCTTGGTCTCGCCCTTATAAGTCGTCGCTCCCAAGAACGGCCCAAGGGTGAGAGCCCAAGACTCCCCATAGCCCCATACGATTTCGCATGGGCCCATGTCCTTGATTGGAAGACTTGGCATTTTTGCCTCCTATAAATGATATATTCTGGTTAGGGTCCGCTGGGCCCAGCCCCGCATGACGCCTGTGCCATTCTGAAGATAAAATTGACCGAGAACTCGAAGCGGCCGTCAACGTCCTGACCGATATATTGAGGGATCGCGAGGGCATCGATTGTCCACGCAATATAATCATTGCCGCTCCCCGATAGGATCGGAATATTCCATCCGGCCGCCCAACCCTTAGTGAGTTCCGTGTACACGATCCACGCATCGTCCCGAGCTTCGAAGTAGGTCTTCCCCCGGCTCAGGGCTTGGATGAGGAAGTCGGCGCGGTCCGGGAGTTCAGGAACTGTTCCCCCGCCGCCAGATTCCGCTATAAGGACGCATCTATCCGGAGCGGTAGCCAGGCGGTGCCCGGCCTGGAGTGTCGTGCCGATGGTAAATCCCGTCTGACCCGCGATGAACGTTACGATTTCCTGGAACATCATGTCATCCCCCGAGTAGCGCCCTCAATTGTTCGCCGACTTTATCTAGATATTTCTTGGAATTCCTTTCCATCTTGGATTCAAGATATTTTGGCCCCGGATTCATCACTTTCCCCTTGCGCGTCCAGTTAATCGTTCCGGCTTCAGCCTCATGCCAGCGCGCCGCATATTCGATATTGAAGCCCGCTTCGACGGAAACGTCATCCTTCGTTACAACAACCGCGTTAATCTGGGATGATCCCCGTAGATCTCCTGTCTTATACGGCGCCTGCGGCGCCTCATTTTTAGCGTCCTCAATAAGCAGGTTGGCTGCCTTAACCAACCCCTTCTCAAGTTCTGCTGGCGTGGCTTGATCGACGAGTTTCTTGAACCCCTTCTCGAATTCGGTCATATCTATAGTCATTCCCATGTCGGCATCCACTAAGCGAGATAGACTTCATAATGCGGACGGCTGAAAGCCTTCGGTTCATGGATGGCTATAATGGACCGTTCTCGGCCATCGACAATAAGCCTGTCCGCGTGCACGAGTGCGCGCCCGAGCGCGTTGTCGGTTTTCCGCATGTGAAGGTAGACATGGATCGGCGAGACGATCTCTTCGCCTGCGAGATTGCGGACAAGATTCGTTTTCCATTCGACATAACCCCTGGTGGCAACCGGTGTCGTCGGATTCGGTTCACCCCATTGGTCATTTCCGTTTGCCTTGACAACCGTCACGTGATCGACAAGATATGCTGAGATCATCCTTCACGCTCCCTAATGCGGATATTCGACTTCGGAACTAGGACTAATCGAATGTTGGCAATTCGGATGCCACGGAGGATCTTTATCTAAGATCGGATAATTCGGATCATTCCCTGATAATGAATAAATTTTTTGTTCCTCATATTCCAAACATTCTTTGCAATCGGTCCCATTCTGCGAAACCTCAACAAGATCGTTCTCGTAGAGCGCACAATTATCGCGCGTTGCTTGGGTCTGCGCTTGTCTGTACGTCGTCCGGGCAACCATCTCGGCATAACTTCTAAGGTTATACATGCGCTCTCCGATCTGGATGAAGTTCTCGTCACCGACCAGCTGACGCAGGCGGTCCATGATCGCTTTTTTCAGAGCGCCCCGCGAAAGTTCCAGTCTCACGGCCTCGGCAGCCAGGTCTGCAAACTCGGCTTCCACGTCCTCGTAATCGAACTCCTGCACGGTCCCGATTAGGCTCTTGGTCGCGCCCGTGCCCATGAGTGCCGCAGAGATGAACTTCTCGACCGTCCGCATGATCGATCCCGTCGCCCTGAGTAGAGCCTTATCAGCGGTCTCCTCGACCACTTGCGGGCCTGAGCGCGCGGGAGGTTTACCCCTAGGGATATGCCTACCCAGCCTCCAAAGTTGAGCCTTGGCCTTCTCGGCGGCCTTCTCGTAGGCAACCTTGGTCGTCTGCCGCGTCCAACGACCAGCCACGGCGTTGAGGTAGGTCACAATGCGCTTGGCTTTGCGTTTGATCTCTTCGGCCTTAGCGCCGTCGAAAGTCGAGAGGTCTATCGAAAGCAGGAGCGTCCGCAATTCATGGCCGGCTGCTCCGTAAATTCGTTGTAAATCCGTGAACTTCATGCCGATGCCTTAGAAATTGCTCACCTTGGTTTTAACGGATTCCTCTTCGTCCCGGCTCAGGTTTGCCGTGCTGATAAACGAGGTGTTGACAAGCCAGGGGGTAAGTATTGCCGCTACGAATGGCGGGACGGGAAGCGTCTGCAACATAGCCTCAGAATATTTCTCCTTGACGATTCCGGCTTCAATGACGCCTTGGGCCTGAAGTCCCTTGCGGGAGTCCTCGTCGGCGAGGTGAACGAGAAGGTAATAACCCATCTCCAGTTGGGCCAGTTTCAAGCGTTCAAGTTCAGCCGCCGTCGGTGCAACGGGAATCGAATAACGCGGATCGAAGCGGATTCGATCATAGGCGTTATAGAGAGCCTTTTCCTTTATGTGATCATTGACATCATCCCAGGCTTGCTGTTCCAAGCGTGATAGATAATAAAGGGCTATCCCTTCGGGAACATCGGTCAGCCATCCTATTGCCATCGTAATTCTCCTTTAGTCTAGGGAATAGTCCGGATAAACTTCAAAGGAAACAGAATCGCCATGCCCTTGCCATACCAGCGAGCCGAT